GGCTAATAGTGTTAGAGGTTGTGTGTTTAGTAGCTATTTAAACACAGGCTCATACCATCAGGTAGGCTTTCAAGTGTATAATAATGTGAGTATCTTATAAAAGGGTCACATCGGTATTTACATATAGTTATACATATAAATATAGTTTTGTCAATACTTTATCTTGCAGAACCTGATATGTCGTATAAAAAATTACCTGATCTGATAGCTTCCATAATAACATCAGAGTTCTTTTCATAATCTTCTGCACTCATATTCTGTACATCAGACTCTTTTATCATAGTATTGTTAGTCTCTGTAGGTGTACTTACTTTGCTTTTAGTGTTGACTGCTCTCGCAGCTTCTTTAGTATCATCACCTTTTGATTTCTTAGTTATATTCTTATCTGCTTTATAGAGATCAATAGCTCTTGCTGCCGATCTAGCATCGTCATCATTTTCATATAAAGCAACTTGAACCCACTTAGGTTGTTCTTCTGCCCACTCATGAAAGTCATCACTATCTCGTATCTCTTCAAAGTCAGGATGTAATTTAAGTAGTTCTACCTCTGCACGTTCTTTGGTAGCACTCTCATTCATTTCATCTATTCTTTTTATTCTATCTTCTAGCTCTGCAGATTGTTCTCTTGCTTTTTTAATTGCTATAGTTTCTACAATCTTTGCAACATCAGGATATTCTTTTGCCCATGCTTCAATGTCCTCATCAGACTTTGGCAACTTCATTTCTTTCTTAGTTGCAGTAGCTAGTTGACTTTCTAAGTCTTGGAGCTTTTTTTGGTACTCTTTTTCTTTTTCTTGAGAATGCCTACGGAGATCACCATAACGTTTTTTGAAGGTGCGTTCTTCAGCGTTTTTTGGTTCTTCCTTCTCTTCGGTGCTGTCTTGGTCTTTTTCTTCTGTTCCTTCTTCTTTTTCTCCGTCACCTGTTTGCTCCTTTAATAATCTTTTTAAATCTTCTTCATCTTTTTTTATTCTATCTGCGTGAGTAGAACGTTTATTCATAAATGCTGTTTTCTTTGGTGTAGCATCTACCACCATCTCTTGTGCTTGTTCTGCCATTATTTTCTCCTAGGGTTATCGTAGCCATATCGTTGGGGGATAAGTAGCTAGTACATATGTGAATTATTTTTTAGAAGCTAATCCACCTCGCTTCATCTTCTTAGGTTTCTTTTTCTTTGCAAGTCCACCTTGTTTAAAATCTCCTATACCACCAAAAGAACCTGCACTGGCTCCGGGTGTTCCGGGATCAGAATAGGTTTCATCTGAACCTGACTCTGTGGTAAAATCAGGTTGGTCAAAAGTTGCAGTTCCGGGAACTGTGCCAAAAGATGATTCGTCTTTAGTATCTGTTAATGTAGCTGATTTAACTGCATCTTCAACAGAACCTGCTTTAGGTGTTAGTGTTCCTTTACCTTGTAATCCTGCATCTATAGTTCTCATATCATCAATAGTCATACCTGTGCTTGGATCAGTTGATACAGGATCATCAGTTTTATTTAATCTTGTTTGTGCCTTAATTCTATTTCTTTCAATATCTTTTACTTTTGTTTTACCGGGAATATCTATATTTAATTTCTCAAGAGCACTATTAACAAACGCAGTCTTAATACCTGCAGGTGTTAGTTTAGCTAACTCAACTATTTGACCTGCAGTAACTGCTTTTGCATCTTTTGTTATTTGATTGTTTTTATCAAAAGTTCTAGACTCCATTGTTTTAGGATCAGTTAAGGTAATAGAGCCATCAAAGTTGTACCCTATCGCAAATGACTTGCCACCAACATCCATAGTAGCACCACCTAGTTCACCTGTCTTATCATCGTCATCATCACCACCTGTATCCTCTACCACAGGTTTTACTCTGGATGTTTGTTGTTCTATTGGTTGTACTTTTACTTCTTCTTTTAGTGGTTGAGGTTCAAATACAAATCCATCTTTTGTAGCATCCTCTATTGCTCCCGGTATCACAGGTAATCCTGTGGCTTTGACTATTAGAACATTTCTTATTCTGCCATCAGGATGTTTGTATACTCGTGTTTCTGTTTCAGGTGCTCCCCTTGCAGAAGGTCCTAAAAATTGTTGATAGCTTGTGGGAGCATATGGCTCTGATGTGGCTCTAAATGGTTGTGCCATGCCAACTGTTCTTACACCCGGAGTGTTTACTTGTTGTGTCTGTGGTGGCATCATTTGTTGTGTTTGATTTTGTAAGTCAACTCTTCCTACAGGTATGCTAGGTGCAACATATGTTCCTGCTTGTGCCTCTACAACACCACCTTCTGCCATCTCTAAGTCATCTACTGTAAATGGAATATCATCAGGTAGTGTAGCTTCATCTGAGTTACCCATCTGACCCATCTCTTCCATCTTCTTTAAACCTGCTTTTGCTCGTTGTCTGAGGTTCATCAAAAACTCTAATCCAAGATATCTAACCACATCTGCAGGGAACACAAACTCCCCTTCACTTAGTTGTGCAGGTATATCATCTCTAACTTCTTCTTGTGTAGAACCCGGAGGAACTTCATTGCCTGATACAGGATCAACTGTACCACCCTCATCTTTTAATCCACCTTCATCAAACAATTCCATTTGCTTAGACATTGAGCCACCTTTAGCAGCTCGTGTCATAGTTCCTTTTTCTATCGCCTTGTTTATATCTTCATCCTCTATTTCTTTTCTTCTTTTCATACCCTCTTCTCTAGACATAGGCAATGCATCTAATAAACCACCTGTATCTTCTTTTATATCTATTGCTTTTCTTTCATCTAATACTTTGTTAATTCTTTCTAATCTTCTTTCAGGTGTATCTGTATCAAAAAAATTCATGGCATTTCTAGGGTCTTGATCTGCATAGTAACCATTTTCTTCGTAGAACTTTTCTAGTTCTCTAAATCCCATAATTCTAAATTCTTCAGACATTTACTTCATCCCTTAATAATTTAAGTCTTTTTAATACAGATATAGAACCTTGTGCTCTATACAACGTGATAGTGTCTTGACTTTGTTCCATAGTTTTATATTGCTCTTGTATTAGTATATCAATATAATTATTGAAGTTGTTGATCAGTTGGGGGTTGTTCACCAACGTTTTGAGTTTGCTCAACGTTTGCTTCTTGTCCTTGTCCACCTCTAGGTACTCCTGTAAATCCTTGCTCTCCCGGAACTGGTGCTTGTCCTGTGCCTATCGTTCCACCACCTGCTCCTGTTGGGTCATTGGGGTCTACACCTGCAGGTGGTTGTTGTGATTGTTCAGGTTGATCTCCTCTAAACTGTTTCAACAACTCTGCTTGTATTGATGCTTGTCTCATGTCATTTGTAACTTTGTTAGGATCAAGTTCCATAGACTTAGCTATCTCTCTAATTATATAATCAAACTTTGCAAAAGGTGCTAGTGCAGGATTAGATGCTACACCAAGGAACTGCATAAGTCTTTGTGATCTAACTTCGTTTGCCATTAAACTTTCTGTTCCTCTAGCTTTTACTTCTAAGTCACCTTTTATTTCAGGATCAAAATCAAACTGCATATTAAATCTAAATAATCCCTGACCTAATGGTGTAAGTAAGTAATCATCTATATTTTTTATTACAGTTTTTATACTTCCTGCTGCTGCGTTCATGAGCATAGATATACCTGATGCAGTTCTACCTATGCCCTGCACACCTGTCTGTCCATGTGCAAAAGACGGAAAGCCTGTGCTCTCATCTGCTAATACTCTTGCTTTGTCAAACAACTGCATATTCTCACTAGATACATTTGGAAACTTTGTACCAAAAATTGCTTGACCCGGTGCTCCACCTTGTCTTCTAAATATTTTACCCGGATACACAGATAAATCTTGACCCGGTACTAAGTTTGTTTCATCTACTTCTATGAGTAAGTTTCCTGATAATACTGCATTATCTACTGCCATTCTCATGAAACCATTCATCAAAGTTTGTGTGTCATCCATATTTTCTGCTAAACCTATACCAAAGAATGAATATGGATTTAATTCATATGGTGCTGCCATGTATGGAATGACTGCAGGTTTAAATGGATTTAGTACAACTCTAATTAATTTTTTATTACATACCCATATATTCACTTGTAGTTCAGGAAAGTCTGTCAACTCTTTAGGTATGTCTACCTCTTGGTCTGCTAACATATCTGTATCTATCATACCCCAATATTCAAGAACTTCAAATCTATTAACATAGTTTTCTTGATTATAATCTGTTAGATCATCTTCCCAATATTTCTTAACATAGTTTTCACCACCATCTATAGCTTGTTCAATAACTTCTGCTCTAAAGTATGGTCTCTTCTTTAATGCCCTTAGTTCACTTCTAGACATCTTATGTCTTTGTATCACATATTGTGCCTGATCCATATTGGTAGAATCAGGATCAGGATAAAAATCCCAAACAGATACGTGTGATACTTGTGGTACAGTTTTAAATACAGGATTGTACTCACCTGTTTCATCCCAATTAGGATATTCTTTATCCATAGCAAAAGGACCTTTCATAATCCCTGTGCCAAATAAAGCCATCTCAAATGCAGTATGTCTTAAATGTTTATTTGCATTTGACTCTTGTAGTTGATCTACAATCTTTTTTTCCATAGATTTAGCTGCTATCATAGCAGGACTAAATGTTATCGCTGTCGGAGTTTTACCAACTTCTTCTTTAAGATTCTCAACCTCTTGCAAGTCCTTTTGTAAAGGTCCAAGACGATCAAGTAAACTTTTTTCGGTAGCTCCTTTAGGTAAATCCATACCATCTCCGGGGAAACCATAAGGGGAAACCACTTCAGATTCTCCACGAAGTTCTTCAGGTTCTTGGGGATCAAACGAAACATCTTTTGCAACTCCTTCAGGTAATTCAGTGGGTTCTATACTTATAGGAAACTTACCACCTGCAAATAGGACATCAACTATCTGTCCATAAGCTGCTAAAGTTTTTGTCTTAGTTACCTTAACAAATACTCTAGACTTCTCTGCTTCTGTAAATTGTACATCAGGACCATACAAACCTCTGTAGTTTCTATAGGCTCTAGTCCATCTAAGTTCATCTTCATATCTATAGTCTTCAGATTTTTTAAACTGAGCCATAACATGATCAACTAAGTTATCTACACCATAGTCGGTAAGTTCTGCATCACTAGAATCTTCTAATGCTATAGCTTCTTCTTCTATGTTTAATTCTTCTTCTGCCATATTAATATCCAAATGTTGAGTCAGCTACAGGCATACTAGCTTTTGGTCTGCCTATAGGGTCGTAGTCAAATATACTAAATCTAGGTCTTGACATAATTCCATATCGCAATGCATCATAAATGTGATCCTCTGATCTTGTATCTACATCCTCTGGATTTCTTTTGTCAAGAGGTATTGCAGGTATTTGTGATATAGAATTTATACAGGTATTAAAAAATACTATTCTAGGTTCTTCTGTATATTCATCTACTTGCAAACGTCTGTGTAATTCATTCTTACCTGATACACGACTACCTTTACTTCTATCAGATGGTCTCCAACGACATCCCTTTTGTATCATCTGTTCTGCCAAAGAAGGACCAGTATCACCACGTTTATGCCAAAGAGAGCTATCCAAAACCCCATACTTAATATTTCCATCACCTGATTCTAACTCTAATACTTGATCTGCCAAATCAGAGGCTAACACTTTTGAAACGTATAACTCTCTGTATACTATAAGTTGCTCTGCAGGTGAAACTGCAAACCAAAGGACTGCACTATACGAACCATAACCATAGTCACAAGCTCTAAACTTTACCCAATTAGATGGAATACTAAAAGGTTCAATAACGTGTATATCACGATTAAATTCAGTAAAGGCTGCACCTTCTTTGATATCCCAATCACCCTCAAGTAGTTGCTTCTTTTGTTGTTCAGGCAAAGATAAAAGCATTGCCTCGTAGTCACCTGTTTCTGACAGGTAAGGATTGTCCACAAGTCTAGCAGGTATAAATCTTCTTTTAAATAAAGACTGTCCTGCTTTAGGATGTCCTGATGGATACTTTAATACTTCTCCTGTTTCAATGTTAGTAGCATCAAAAGATTGTCCATAAGGTGCAGGGTCAATAAACATTTTCTTAACCCACTGATGACCCGGACCTCCGGGGTTTGTAGTTGCCCTCATGTAGACAGGTAAGTCAGGAGCAGTAGAGCGTAACCTTGATCTCATATAGTTCCACGCAAAAGGTTTTGCCCATTGTGTTAACTCATCAAAACCTATCCAACTAAATGCCAAACCTTGATATCTAAGAACATCTTCTTCACGATCTAGATATGACATCCACAGTCTTGCACCTGATGGTGCTACCCACTGCATCTTTCTCTCTGACCACTTTATACCCTTCCAAATTCTAGGATATAACTCTTGAGACTTCCATATTAACTCTCGTAATTCTTCAGTTGTATGTCTAAGTAGTAGTCCACTAAACGATGGATGACCCATATAACGTAGTGGGTCTGCTAACATTGCAAATGATTTACCACCACCTGCACTTCCACCATAAAGAACTTCTCTTTCGTCTGCTGCTAAAAACTCTGTTTGAGGACCTTTGTTTGGTTGGAAAACTATATTCTGTTCTGCGACAGGTATAGTCTCTATGTCATCCTCTACGATATTTACTTTAGGCTCTTGCTCCTGTTCTTTCTTCTTGTATGCTTTTCGCTTTTTGGATTGCTTTCTCGGCATACTCGGACCATTTTCTAAGAGTTCTAGCTTGGTTCTTACGTTGTTGTTCATGCATCAATCTTTTTCTCAAACCTACGTGTGATATATCCCTTCCTGTTTTCTTTGTCAACCAATTAGCAACTTGCCTATATGAATATTGATTAACATATTTTCTAGCTAATTCTAATGCCTCTAGTTCGTATGGTATTGGATCAAGTAAATCCATATCATCTTTGTTTGTCCTATAACCAAAGGGAATTATCCTAGCTATTCTTGGGATTTGTATCCACTCTGTTTGAGTTTCATCTTTTAAGTCTGTTGGTTGTGGTAACTTCCACTTCCCTAAACTTCTATTCATTGTATCACGTTCTTTTTAAATTGTCAATTATTTTTTTTAGGTGGTAGTAACATCACTCCACCTGATGCCTCTACCTGCACCTTTTCAGTTTTAATTAAACCAACCCTGTCAAGTAATTCTTTTGATGCTGCAAGTTTATCTCTAATACCAAGTTGTGTAGGATCATCCACACCACTAACCATAGCCACTGCTGCCTTCGGTGCATTACGTGCCATAAAAGATTCTGTCACTTCCATGATTTCTTTTTTAAGGGAGTTTACAATATCTGTGGTAGATGAGTTCTCTGAATATCCTGCTAACACTTTAGCCTGTACAACATCACCATTCGCTTGATCAAACAGAACTTCTAAAAATTTCTTTTGTCTATCTGTTAGTTCTCTACTCAATGTGGTATTCCTTGTGTTATAACTCTGTCTATAAGACGTTGTGCTCTGTTAGTTGTTTGTTTGTACCAACGTGAGTCTTCCATTTGATTTGCCATTTCTTGATAGTCCTCTGCTTCTACTGCAGCTATCATCTTCTTAAATTTAGATAAGCGAGGTTTGCCAAGTTGGAATGACATATTTATTAGTACGTGTTGTATTTCATCAGGTAGTTTATCAAAAGAACTAAATATAGTTTGACAGTCTTGTATGGCAACTTGTACATCATTTAAAAACCAATCCTGTACTTGTTGTTCAGGTATGGCATATCCTACAGGTTTACCATAGTAATCTACATCCCACTCTGTGATAAGATGCCCAATACCCCCGGTCAAATGATTTTCTGAGCAATAGTACAGTTCATACTTTACACCCTCATCTGCTTCAATTTCTTCTCTGAGTGTATTTATGTTCATCTTCTAAGTCCTAACTCTAATTGTTTTTTACGTATTTCTTTTACGTGCAAATGCCAAAAATAATTCCCTATCTTACAGGTTATAGCAGAAATCTTTAAAAATGTCAAGGCTTTCCAACTCATTTGCGTTTCAACATCTTTGCTGCTTGTCCTACACCTTTGATACCAAAGGATGCAGATATGGCTATGTATAATAGATATTGATACCAATCAGGTAATGTAGCTAGTATCTCAAAGCCTTCTTTTACATATTCTCTCATACCGGGGATGAATACTAAAATCGCAGGAGCTAACAGGACTACTAAAGCGAACTCGTCTTTCCAACTATCCACAGTAGCATCTGCCATCTTGCCTTCCCACTCCACTTGACCTGTTGCGACTTTCTCTGCAACAGTAGCACGAGCTTTTGCCTCTGCAACTTTAGCTTGTCCATCTGCCTTTGTTTTTTCTATTTTGTTTTGAAACCATGTTCCTGCGAGATTTGCTATTGGTCCTATTAGTGCTTGTATCATTTGCTATCTTTTCTCTTATTCTTTCTTGTTTTAAGTTTTCTTTTAATTTAGCTAAATTTACGAAATCTTGATGTTTTCTTTGCAACCTTGCTGGGTTGTTTAGAAAATTGTTTACCTCTCTTAGTCGCTTTGCGTTTAGCAGCCGAAGACGCTGCGTATTCACTGGCAGATAAAGCCTTAATCGCTTTTTCAGGTAGATAACGTTCACCAGTAGCTTTTGACCCCTGTGTACTAGGTTTACCTGATTTGGTTCTCCACTTTTGTTTACCCCAAGCCTTTAAGCTCCTCTGTGATTTTGCAAGTGCCATTAT